CGCACCCGGTCCGTACTTCTTACCATCGAGAGGAACTAGACCCTCGCGATCCGCATACTTGTCCGGATCGATCGCAAGAGGATGAACACGTGTGAGTTCTTCACCTGTCTTGCGTGACACGAACAGGTCCGCAATGTGCTGATCTTTCTTAAACGTCTTCTTATGCTTTGCTTCGAGTGCAGCGAGATACGCTCCGCCGAAGACAGTACGACGAACACGTTCCGTCCAAACACTGCGGCGAGTATCATCGACAACACCGAAAGTCTCGGCAATCAAGTCGTCGAACATTTCGCCTTTCTTCTGCTTGTTATTCTCCGCCAAGTACTTCTTAACGGAGAACTTGATCACTTCGAACCGGAAGCCGAGATAGAAGTGATACAAGTAAACGTTGTCCGCGTTGGACTGTGCTTTGTCTGCGGTCTCGGACACTTGCCGAACATGCGCAGCAGACTTGCGGTATTCGTCCGGAAGATTGGACATGTTCCGAGACCAGCGAGCCCGCGCAATGTACTTGCACATTTCCGAATGCGCTTCGCCGCCGGTCTCTTTGTCTTTGAAAAGGTTCATTACTTCGTTGGCCATTGCCTCTTCTTTGAGAACCGCTTTCTTGTACGCATCCGCAATCGCAAGCGGATAGTGCAACGGGTTCTCTTTCTTTCCCTGGTCTGTCATCTCCAGAGTAGCGGCATCGGGAAGGCCGTATTTCGAAAGGAACTTAACGGCATTCTCGATGCGAGCGGACATTGTGAGAACAGGCATTGTGTACTTCTCCGAATATGCGAACCGTTTGAAGACTGCGACCAACGTACGTTGATCGCAACAACGGCAAGCACGGTTCGCGGAGAGCTTACCGTTATTCCGTTATCCCGCCGAAACCAGTTTGCTTGCGTCTACTCCGACTTTGCTATCGCGGAGGTTAGCTCGCTCCTACAGCACGGGAACGCTATGTCTTACGTACTCAACAAACAACCAAACTCGACAGATAAACAATTATCGCATGAATAAAGTTCCATTGTCAAATTACGTAATGATATCAATGTGTTAGGTGATGTCACGTCACAACGTATCACATCATACGTACAACACAATACGACATCACGACCAACGTACGTTGATCACTCTCACACGCGGAGAAGAAAGAAGAACGCACGTATTCGCGTGGCGTAGTCTTATCTGGATTGATCGCCGTCACTCTACACAGACATGCGATCACTGTTCACATGCTACACGGTTGTACTGTGTAGTGCAAAGAGAGGGGTCTGTTTTACTGTGTCTAGTCTTGCGCTGTATTGTGTTGTCAACTAGTAGACTACTGTGATCAATAGTCATTCTCAATTGACTACTCCCCCCGCCATTTCCAAAAACGGGTACCGGTGGAGCTGGTGACTGCGTCGATTGACCTCCATCGAAGCACAATTCGACCAATTGAATTCCACGACGTAGTCGTACGCGCCTTCGAAGACTTCGATCTTCAACATCGTTGTAGATAAACAAAAAGGCACATGCGTTGTCACATGTGCCTGTATTATATTGTATTATATAATATAGTATCAGTCAGTGTATTGCACGCATCTGATACGAACCAGGGCAGTCAACAACTGTAGTAGTTCGAAACTCGTCTGCTTTACTCGTCCAACCAACACCAGCATTATTATCAGGACTAATCTCCCATAACATACGCCGCTCTAATACAGACATCTTCTTTGCTCTCTTCTCTATCTTCTCGTTCCTACGTCTACCTACTGACATCTTCACAGCCCTCCACTCTACCATCTACAATCTCTTGCAGCGTCTTACCACAGACGACACAAGTCTCTCTATTCCAGTGCATCACGTGTCTGCGTACTACGGACTGTCTATTCCGAATGTATTCGTCAGTCGAAAATCGATCAGGATTTACGTACGGCTCCTCCGTCGCCGTGGTATGTTCAGTACTATGCACCACATTCCCTCCAATGTACGTTGATCGGGGACCGTCCCCCCGCCTCTCTTTTTCGCTAACGCGTATTTTATCAAGACTTCATCATCTGTCAATAGAAAAACGCTATTGACAAGGTACGAAAGACCTTGTACTCGCGCACGCGTTCCTTATACACTGTCGTCTATTCGTACCGGAGGGAACTATGGCTTCGTCTTCGCAGTTTTGGGAAAACAGTGGTGGCGTTGATAACGCGGGCGGTGCCAAGTACGCTCTCAAGGTCAACCGTGACTCTATCGTTATGCGTGTCGCCAAGCTGCTTCGTGGCAAGGGCAATCGTAAGATCGCTGGTCTTATGAAGGCACTGAATGGTGCGGCTGCTGGTAGCGATGCTACTGAGACGTACAAGCGTGTTGCGGAGAAGACGCAGTTCGCTGATGCGGAACTCGGTGGTCTTCGTATTATCGAGACGCGTACGATCATCGACCGTGCGACGACTTCGACGGATGAGACGTTGCTTGACAAACTGACTGATCAGAAGTTCAAGCCGACGACGTATCCTGTCGATCTGTCCGGCAATGGTTACGATGGTAACACTGACGGAAAGGCAGGTCGCGTCTAATGCCGCAGGGTAATCCCGCTGGATATCTCCCGGAGCAGACTCCAGAGGAGATTATCCCGACACGAGATATGGCAATGGCGCTCCTTCAAGAAAGAGGAGCGCCGTTGACTAACTACAATCTCAATGGCGCGATGCAGATACTCACTACGAACCCGGAGATACTAAAGCGTATCTCTATGGCTCAGGCGACGACGAACAGACGCGCTCCTGTTGATGCACAAGCTCTTGCTCCGCCTGCCGCTGGTGCTGGTGACGGTCGTTTCGATCTAGCCGAACGTGCAGCGATGGGCAAGCCTCAAGCTGGTGCTAATGTCTCCGAAGTTCCGGAGAATGATGCACAAGGCGAGACAGAGGGACAGTCGTTGTCTCCTGATCGTCAATATATCGAACAGCAGCGTGCATCTAGTGGTGGCTTCGATCTGCCTGCGACTATGTACGCTGTTCCTGCCGCTCTTGCGTTCGCTCTTGCTAAAAGGCGTGGACTAAATGTTCCTACGCCGAATATCGGTGCAGTGGAGAGGGCTGCTGTACCGAGAGCGCGTGCCGCCGGTAACGCGGTAACTGCTGGTGCCTCTCCCACGCCTATGCCTGCTACCGGCGCACAGACACGCGCGGCTGCTGGTGATGCATCAGCTTCTTCGTTCACTGGTGGTCTTGATGGAGAGATGCCTTCTCCACCGAGGTCACGTACTAGTGTACGAGTGAATGGCAAAAGTCAGCCAGATGCGGAGGCTGCTATCAATGCAGCGTCTACTCCTCCGACACCGACACGCAAGCCGTCGATGATCCCGGACAGTGCTGTGACTGGAGAGACTCGTCCTATTCCGAACAATCCGTCGATCCAGGCAGCGGAACGTCAGGCACAGACAACGGGTGTCGTTAAAGCCGGTACTCGAATTGATGTTCCTGGGACTGGTACTGTCACTATCTCTCGTGACATGCCACAGGCTGAATTCGAGAAGCTCAAGCAGGCATATCAAGACGACATTGAGTACTTCAAAGCGTACGGTCGCAAGTATACGCAGCCGCTTTCTGAGAAAGAGAACCCGAACTCTTCGAAGAATGTGAAGGGTCGTATTGACCGTAACAAAGGCGATTGATGCTCGCTAATTCAAATGAACCGCTTGTTCTGCAAGACGGTACGAGAATTGATCCGAGCACAGGGGCGGTCATTCGTGACCGTCCCAATCGCTTTGTTGCAGTACCAACGAATAGAGAAGCGGTGAAGCAGATCACGTCTGCACGACGTAGGCTTGCTGATCTACCTGCACCGCCGAAGACGATGAATACGGTGTCCGTAGTATTCATGTATACTACATTCGGTCTCAGTGATCAGGACATCGCTCTCGCAATGAACCTGACGGTTGACCAAGTTCTTCGTATCAAGGCTAACGATGTCTACGCAACCGTCAGCAAACAGTTCATCAAAGAGATCGCAGACGCAGACACTACAGAAGTCCGTGATCTTCTGGTGCTTAATTCTCGTTCTGCTGCTCAACGTATGTTGGAGTTGGCTGATAGCGAAGATGAGAAGGTGGCTCAGAAGGCCGCCGCTGACATTCTTGATCGTGCTGGTCTCCGTCCTGCCGATGTGCATGAGCATCGTGTTAAGATGGAAGGCGGTTTGACGATCGAGTTCATCAAGAAAGAGACGAATAACAACGTCATCGATGGCGTTGCTGTTGAGATGGAGGAAGTAAGTGACGACGTATCGTGATCTTAGCGGCAATCGTCCTAACGGTGTTCCTGTTACTGAGGATCACGTTCCTCATCTGCCTGTAACTGTCACGCACTGTCCTGTCATCGCTTGTCTCGGTGACAGCATCACTGCACAGGGCTCATTGAATACTGATACGTCGCAGTCGTACAACAACTACGGCTACTTTACGTGGCTGCGTATTCTGTCGTTGCAGCGTGTTCACATTCCTGTGACACATAACTTCGGCGTCTCTGGTGAACGGCTTGATCAGATCAGGCTTCGTGTGAACGACGTTATCAACGCTGATCCGAAGCCGCACTATTGTATCGTACTTGCCGGTACGAATGATGTCGGAACGAGGACCGTGCAAGACATGGTCACCGACATGAAGGCGATCCTTGCGAAGCTGATTACATACGGCATTCGTCCGATCGTCATGCCCATTTTGCCTCGTTCTGACCTTGTCACGTCGCAGTTGCAGAAGCTCATGCGCTTCGACACGTGGCTCCGTGAGTACGTTCGTACGCAAGAGTGGATCATCTTCGTTGATCCGACGCAGGCTTGGATCGATTATGCGAATACAGACGGTGATCCGAGGACGGACTTCACGCAGGATGGACTGCATCCGACACAGACGGGTGCGTATGTCATCGGCAAAGCTCTTGCAGACGCACTAGAGCCGCTGATCCCTGAGCAGCACTTCTATGTTCAGCATGTTCTAGACATCTACGACGCGTCGAACAATCCAGAAGGCAATCTTCTGACGAATGGTACGCTGAACTACGGTATCATGCAGGGGACTTCTGGTACGAAGACTGCGAGTACCGGGTTCACTCCGTCAGGAAACGTTGCGACTGGCTGGACGCTGTCTCGTTCGAATGCTACTTCGACGATGACTGCTGTTGCGAGTAAAGAAGACCCGCGTACAGATGGTCCTGCTACGGGTGCAAGACAGAAAGTCGTCATTGCATCGACGGTTGCTGGTGGTGCGAACGAACTCGTGCTCCTTACGCCGACGTTTACACAAGGAAACGTCGTCGCTGGTGACGTTGTGTACGCAGAGGCGAAGTTCGAGATCAGCGGTATGACGAAAGTCATGTCTGTTGAGCTTCGTTTGACCGATACTCGTACAGGTGACTCGCAGAATAACCATGATGGTGCGTGGTCGAGCTACACTGTCTATCTCGAAGACGCTACTGACAGCATCATCGGTGTTCTCAAGACACATCCGCTGACGATCCGCAGTGATCATTCGAGCCTGACGTGCAACATCGCTGTTCGTCTTGACAATACTGCTGGCGACGCCGGTGCGACGATCTATATCAGTGACGTTTCGCTGCGCAAAGTCGGAACTCTTTCGTAATGTCGCTACGCACCAGCACAAAGCGAGTCTACAAGCTACGTGAAGGCTCTATTCACGAGAGGTTTGACAACTCGCGTGCGAAGATACAGTTCTTCGGAGGCGGTTTTGCGAATGGCAAGACCGCTGCTGTGTGCGTGTTGAAGGCATTGAAGGTTGCGAAGGACTATCCTGGGGCTAACATCCTCATGGCACGTTCGACTTATCCGAAGCTGAACGATACGCTGCGTAAAGAGTTCTTGAAGTGGTGCCCGCGTGACTGGATCGAGTCATTTCCGATGTCAGCAGGCGGAACGAATACATGTACTCTAAAGAATGGGACAACCATCAACTTCCGTTACGTGGCACAGCAGGGTAAGAGCGAAGAGGCAACTACTTCGAACCTGTTGTCAGCTACGTATGATCTAATCGTCATCGATCAGATCGAGGACCCTGAAATTGTTGAAAAGGATTTTGACGATCTACTCGGACGCCTTCGCGGCATGGCTCGTTACGCTGGTAATGACAGCACTATGCCTGCTACTGGTCCTCGGTGGCTTGTTGTTACGAGCAACCCCACAAGGAACTGGGTGTACCGAAAGCTCATCAAGCCGCTCCATACTTACAAACGAACAGGCGCTAAGACTAAAGACCTTATAGTCGACGTAGACACTGGCGAACCGCTGATCGATCTGTTCGAAGGCTCTACGTACGAGAACAAAGAGAACCTAGAGGCTGACTTCATCAAGACACTCGAAGCCACGTATCGAGGACAGATGCGTGATCGCTTCCTGATGGGACAGTGGGCTGCATATGAAGGTCTTGTTTATCCCGGTTTCGATGAAACGCAACACCTTGTCTCTGCCGATCGCATTCGGATGTACCTATCCCAACTCAAGCGAGAAGGATACGACATCGAGTGGATCGAAGGATACGACTACGGACTTGCGCAGCCGGCTTGCTACTTGCTCTCGTTTGTTGATCCCTATGGAAACGTGATTGTCTGCGATGGCTTCTACGAGGCAGAGCTGTCCGTAGCTGCACAAGAACAGATGATCAAAGAGATACGTACTGCGTGGAGCATGAAGCCGACGCAGGCTGTGCTTGCTGATCCGTCGATCTTCAAGCGGCAGGCTGGTGACAAGTACACAGTCGGTAAGACGATTGCGCAGATGTTCGATCTACAGATGCAACGAGGCAACAATGACAAGATCAATGGCATTGTTAAGGTCTCGTCTTACCTACATATTCAGGAATTCCACATCAGTCCCTTCACCAAGACAGGACCTGCTCCGTATCTCTTCTTCTCAGAAGAACTTGAGTTCATTCCGACAGAGTTCGGAGACTACTACTGGAAGAAAGACAGCAAGACCGGAGAGCCGTTAGACGAGCCGAATGATCGTCGTGATCACGCGATGGATACTATCAAGTATCTCCTGTCACGTCGGCCGAAGATCAGCGGACTGTCTGCTACGATCCGCAAGCAGATGCCGAAGTATCTACTGTGGGGTGACAGAGACATCCCGACGAGAGAAGGTCGTGCAAACCGTCACTTCTCAGGATTGAACTGATGGCTTCTCTACGAGACGTGCTTCTTCGGAAGCTGGCATTGAAAGTAGAACACGGTGGTCTACAGGCATCTCCGAAGTCTGTGGATCAGATCGTTGATCGTGTTGACAGGTTCTCGAATGAGATGCCTTATGCATCGAGGATTGTCGATCCGAATGAACTGGCGAAGGGTTTTATTGACAGTCAATATGGCGGTGGCGGCTACATGGCTATTATGCCTCCTAGTAGCTTCCTGAACCTCGCATCACCGATGAACATGGACCCGTATGATTTTCAGAAGTTCAAGAGACTAGAGGGTCTGATCCGAGAGGGCACACCGTTCGACGACTTGCCGTATCTAGAATACGACAACCCTGCGTATCACGGGCTCGACAATCCGAATTCGGTTATGATCGGCAGCCATGAAGGACGGCATCGGTCATTTGCTCTGTCGAACATCGGTTCGAATGTACCGGTTCGTATGTACGATATGACTGTGCCTGATGTCGGTGACTTGAAGCCGGATACGAACGTCATGGCACAGTACTCGCCGCATCCGACCGTTGGTTCTGTCAACGATCTGATGAAACTGTTCAGCATTGGTGGCCTTGGTGTCACCGCAGGAGGGCTCGTAGATGGCTCGCAAACCCCCGAAGAATAATGTTCCTGCTGCTGACGATCAGGAGGCGATTGACAACAATCCGCAGCTTCAACAGTCGTTGGAACGTGGCGGTGTTGCTGCGAAGACACCGAAGGGTTCTACGAAGAAGCAGCCGATCTACAAAGTAGTCGGGGATAGCAAAATCCCTGTGTCGAAGTCGTTTGGCAAGATGGCCAAGGGACGGATCGATGCGGCGAAGGCTGCTCGTAAGGAGAAGGGCATCGAAGAAGTCTGGAGAGAGGCTGTTCGTTATTACTGTAACGATCAGATGATGCATCGAGATGGCATCGACTCGGAGGCTTCTGGCAACCGTGTGCTGGCTCGTCGTGTCAATGACGCATGGACGGAGACTGAGAACGTTGTCTTCGCTAATACGTCGACGATGCTGCCGGTCCTGTACGCTAAGAACCCGCAATGCGAGGTTACTGCGACAAACCAGGACCTGAATGACTTTGCTGATGCTCTCGAAGACTTCATCAATGCAATCATTGCAATGAAGGCTCCTCGTGGCATCAACTTGAAGCCCAAGGCTCGACGCTGTGTGCTCACTGCGCTACTGACTAACAGAGCGTACATCAAGATCGGCTACACGTTCAAAGACATGGCGTCTGATGAAGCCGTCAAGCAGTTGAACGATCTTGCTAAGCAGTGGGAGAACGCTAAGTCGGCTCAGGATATCGAAGTTATCGAAGGCCGTATTCAGGCTCTTGAAGACGTTATCGAGTTGACGCAGCCGGAGGGTCACACTGCGAAAGTCGTCTCTCCGTTCAACATCTTTGTCGATCCTGAGAGCGAAGAGACTGACTTCTCTGATGCGAATTGGATGACTGAGGTGGACTTCCTGCCGACAGCGTTCGTCAATGCGAAGTACTTGAAACAAGTAGACGGCAAAGAGTACGCGTCACTCTTCGAGCCTACGCATATCATCAAAGCCGGTACTGATCCGAACAGTGCGACACTTGACGATGAAGTGAGCAACTTCTCTCTGTTCGAGAAGGAAGACGGCGGCAAGGGCGACAAGTACGGCTACGACAGTGACGAGGCGTACGAGCGTGCCAAGATGACCAAAGTCTGGTGGTACTGGGACAAGACGACGAAGCGTCTGTTCCTGTTCCATGACAAAGACTTCACGTGGCCGCTGTGGGTATGGGATGACCCGTACAAGTTGACACGGTTCTTTCCGTACTACTGCCTCGAATTCCATGTCGAACCCGAGGGCGGATACTCGAAAGGCGAGGTTACGTACTACCTCGATCAACAGGATGCAATCAACGAAATCAATGATGCCGAGAGACGGGCTCGTGGCAATGTTAAGAACAACTTGTTCTTCAATAGCGCCGTCGTTGATCGAGATACCGTTGAGCAGGTCCTTAAAGGAGCAGATGGTACTGCCCGTGGGATCGACCTTGGTGAAGACGGACAGACGAAGCTCGGAGATGTTCTCTTCGCATGGGCACCTGATTACAGTAAACACGCCGAACTATTCCAAGGAGGGATAGATCGCAAGCTACAAGCAATTGCTCGTATCTCTTCCGTCAACTCCGTCCTTGCTGGTCAAGAGTTCAAGACCAACACGACTAACAAGGCAGTTGACAGTTATCAGATGGCTACTGAAATCAGAGTCGATGAGAAGACAGACCTCATCGAAGACTGGCTCGGAGACATCTGCCTCGGACTGATGGAACTGTGTGTACAGTATTGCACTCCTGACCGCATCTCGTCCGTCATTGGACGCAGTGCGCAGCAGTACTGGAGCAACATGTCTCCAGACGAGATGTACACGACGTTGAACTTCCAGGTCGTAGGAGGTTCTACGGACAAGCCGACGTCTCGTGCAAAGAAGAAAGAGGCTATTGAACTCGGACAGGTGCTCGGACAGTTTGTTCAGGCATCTCCTGCCGTTGTCATGGTTATGTTGAAGGTTATGGAACAAGCCTTCGATGAAGTCGTGATGACTGATGAAATGTGGAAGGCTGTCGAACAAGGTGTTGCTCAAGCTATGGCTCCGAAACCATCAACGGACGTTGGTCAGAACGGTGCTCCAGCAGAAGGCGATCAAGGCAGCCAACCGTCACCGGAAGCTCAGGCACAAGTTCAGCAAGCTATTGCGAAACTTCCTCCGGCAGCAAAGCAGAAGCTAGAGGAACTGGTGCAGAGAGGAATGCGTCCGTCTCAGGCGTTGCAGACGGTTATGCAGGCTGTACAGAACGTGCAGCAAACAGCAGGCAACGCGTAATCTACCAACACGGGGAGAAGTGTTGTGCCGAGAGAAGTTAGTGCAAGTGCAGAAGAAGCCCTCTTGAGTAACATCCCTGGTCTCGATGATGAGACTGGTGGCGGTACTACCCAGGAGACCACTGGTGAGACATCTGAGACTACGGAAGAGAACGCTGTCGCAGAGACTGGATCAGAAGGTGAGACTACAGAAGAAGTCTCTACACAAGAACAGTCTGGAAATCGCAGAGGCACTGTCCCTGACACTGGTCGTCAACAGCAGTCAGGAAAACAGCAGCAACAGCAGAAAGTCCCGCCGAGACAGCCTGCTAATGCTGCCGGCGATCTTGTTGACCCAACAGGACGAGTAATCGCTCGTGCTGGTAACGAGCGTCGTTTCTACGAGAGTTGGCGGAACGCGTCTATTCAGTTGCAGAAGATGCAGCGTGATCTCGGTACACGAGACACCCGCATTCAGCAGCTTGAAGGACAACTTCGTGGACATGGCGAAGCAGCCAATGCACCACAGTCGCTCGGCCTCAACCCGCAGGAAGCGGTCGCCGGTATGCGCCTGTTCGCTCAGTTCAAGCGTAGTCCCGTGGATACGCTCAAGTTTATGCTTGCGGAGGTACAGTCTTTAGGGCATGATCTGACCGGCATCGTAGACGGTGGGGTTAACGCCCAGGCTATCTCTACGATGCTTGATCGAAGACTTGCTCCGTTGACGCAGCAGCACCAAGAGCAGCGTCGTCAACAGGAACAGCAAGCGCAGATCGACCGTCAGGTGAATGACTTCTACAGTGAATTCCCTGACGCGCATGTGCATGATGCGGCTCTTGGTGAATTGCTCACCAGAAACCCGACCCTTACTCCTCGTGAGGCGTACTTCATGCTCCAGAACCATTATATCAAGAATGGATGGGACTGGAGTGTACCGCTGAGTGCGATCATGTCGCAACAGCGCGCACCTGCTAGGCAGCCTGCACAGCAACAGCAAACGCAGCAGAGACAGTCTCTCCCTAACGGACGTGGGGCACGGACTGTTCAACAGCCGCAGACGCGTGTTGCAGGACAGGATGAACTAGCTCACGAAGATGATAGTTGGGAAAACATCATTCGTGGATCGATGCGTAACAGCGGTCTACGAGTGTAACGGAGAGAGCAATGGCACTTGAAGAGGTCCTGCACTCCACGCTGACTCGTTCGCGTAAGAAGCTCATCATGGCTTCTATTAAGTCGAATGCGTATATGGCGTGGCAGTTTGCCACCAATCGTGTTGAGTACGAGGATGGTGGTTGGGAGATCACCAATCCGCTCATCGTCGGTCGTAACCCGAACGTTTCGTCGTACCAGTACTTCGAAACTGTTCCGATCGACCAGACGAATGAGTTCGAGACGGTCCATTACACGTGGTCGCGTGTTGCTGGCACTGTCATCATCTCGGACCAGGAAGAGGACGAGAACCGCGGCGAGGCACAGGTCTTCAAGTTGATGAAGGCCAAGATGCAGGTGCTTGAAGAGAGCATCAAGGAGAAGTTCTCGGTGTACCTGTACAGTGCAGGCGCCGGTTCCGATCCGCAGGGTCTGCCGTCGGTCATTCCCGATGATCCGACGACTGGTACGCTCGGTCAGCTTTCCCGTGCCTCCGAGTCGCAGTGGCGTACGTCTGCGTATGACTTCTCGACGGGAAATCTCGACGAGACGAACATCGAAGAGGCTTTCGATGACGTTCTCATGGACCTGACGCTCAAGGGTGAGAAGCCTGACGTCATTCTGTGCGGACGCAACATCTATCGTCTCTATCGTGCGGCTGTCCGTGACAAGGTTGTCATCAATCTCGGTGAGACTGGCAACGGCAAGCGGATGATGGACCTCGGCTTTACTGGTGTGTCGCATCAGAATGTGCCGATGATGTATGACGAGGATTGCCCCGTCAACAAGACGTACTTCATCAACTCGAAGTACCTCAAGCTCCACATTCTCAAGCACGTTAACATGAAGGTCAAGGAACTCGTCGCTCCGTGGAACGTCGATGCCTCTGGCCGTCGTGTCATCTGGCAGGGACAGTTGTGCCTGTGGAAAGCGTTCCGCACGCACGCGGTCGTGCTCAACTAAGGAGTGAGGTATGCAGGGCGTAGATGTCCAACCTCGCTACGAAGTTGAGTTCGTAGATGAGCAAGTGACTGATAAGAAGACGCGGTATGTTCGTCCTGAAAAGGATGCACAAGGCAACGTCTTGAAGGCCGGTCACTTCGAAATCGAAGAGGTCGAAGTTCCGTTCGGTTACATGGTGTACTTCCCACAGGGACACTCTCTTCGTGTGAAGACACTCGATGAACTGCGACGGATGGGCTACCACAAGCAGCCCGGCCTCGTGGATATGGAAAGCGGCGAAGTGATCAAAGAGGACACCGAGACGCTTTCTCTCAAGGACCGCGTGCTTCGGAAGACGAGTGCCCCGCGTGCTCGTGCTCCGAAGGTTCGCTAAGGAGGGATAGATGGCAGAGCGTGACTATTTTCCGCAGCGAGTTAATCTGCATGTTCCTGACATGCAGTACGCGGCGGAAGTTGGAGAGAACGGCATCGGTGAATTCAGCATTGGCGCTCCTGCCGCTGCTGATGCCGCTGCCATTCTGAATGACCAGTCGATTGCGACGGCTGGCAGTCAGACGACGTTGCTTCTCTCGGAACTCGAAGGTACGTACGGTCGTGCGTTGACCGTTAAGGCTTCGGGTGCGGCTACTTCGAACGTCACCGTCATCGGTCGTGATTATCTCAATCAGCCGATGAAGGAGTCCTTCACTCTTAACGGTACGACTGCCGTTAACGGTAAGAAGGCGTTCAAGTACATCGACGAAGTGACGTTCGGTGCTACTTCCGCCACGACTATTGACCTTGGAACGCTCGATGTCTTCGGACTTCCGTTCAAGGCCAAGGTTCTCCTGTCGAGCATTCAGGACGGAGCCGTTGCTGG